TCTTACAATGTCAAAAATTCTGGAAACTTTAGTGTCGAGAATAATTGGTTTCAGCGTACGGCATTAGCCTCCCTTAGCGTCCCTCGACCTTCTTTCAAGGTCCATGGTGCCGTTCAGGGTGGCCGTATCCTTAACGCTGTTGCTTTAACTCACCAGGTAATGACTAGGCTTTTAACTAAGCCATCACGCGGGGTGTCGTTTGACTCTACTTCTTTAATGAAAATGAGTCATTCCATCCTTCTTATCTAAACTAACGATAGGTGTAATTATGAGCCAAATGGCTAACATCCTAATTAAGGATGACGCGAACCCATTGGTTGAGTTCACTTTGATCCCCGTTACGAATGCTCGCCCTAAATGGCGTGCCCAAGTAACCGGTGTCCCTGTGGACGGCCAAATTACCGTAGAACAGGTCTCCAACACTCGGTTGGCTGACGGAAACTACCGTAGGGTTCTCAAACTCGAAGTTCCTGTGATGGAAACTTTGGGTGCGAGCGGAACTTCAGCTGGGTATGTAGCACCTCCAAAGGTCGCCTACAAAACCCCATACACTGTTACCACTGTCCAAAATCAGCGTGCAACTGCTGCTGATATGGCCAATGGTCTCAAGTTCCTGTTAGGTCTTCTTGGTGGCGCGAGCGCTACCACGGCCACTGGAACTTTAAGTGGTACTTCGGTAGCCGACGCCGTTAAAAACGGAGCCGGTCCGATTACCCGCTTTATGGTGTACGGCGAAGATGCCTCGTAAGAGGTGTCAACTCCTCATTGAGTTTGCAGCGATGCTGGCTCAATGGCTGTTAGGTAAATTTATTAAAAGGCAGGTTCCTTATGATAAAGAGGAAGAGTAATTTCTGGGATAAATGGATCTATCCCTTACCAAAGAACACAGATACTGTGTTTTGTTCCGCGGTGATTGCTGAACTAGCAAAAAGTGGTCCATACTCCAAGCATCTCTCTGAGATGTATGAATCTGGTCGCCTACGAGATCTCATCGAGTTCTCCGTGCCTTTTGGGTGCGGACTTGATGATTATCGTAGTGCGGTCCAGATTCAAGCGTTATTTAAGAAAAACTTAGATATCGACTTGGGTTATGATCCGCTAAGAGCTGGTGTGGAGGCCTTTATTAAGGCCGAGAAGCAATGCCAAGAGACGAATCGTTACTTCGGACTTCCAGCTCCCTTTTTGGGCGTCGCTCAAGTAATTTCACTTGCGCGTCGAAAAATAGCCTACGTCCTCGGTCCCGTGCCGCCTCTGAATCGCCTCCAACCCCGCCTGGGGCCAGGAGCTTCCACAACTGTAAAGAGACGCGATGCTTGTTTTGAGAACAAGCTAGTGTCTCCTATTACGTGTTCAGAGAGTATTGTTCCTGCTATCGATTCCTTCCTGGCGGAGACGCCAGGTTGGACCAGATACCACTCAGGCGAGTGGTCTCGAAGTGGCTACACTGATGGTTCAGAAAAAGTCCTTGAATGGACTGCTCGAGACCTCAATATAGCTGTCGATGTGGGTTCTTTACTCTTTGTCGAAAAGAATGCTAAGACGCATCGCCCTATCTGTGTTGAACCCGGTTTTAATGGGTTCTGGCAATTAGGGGTCGGCGATTATATCAAAGACCGTCTTAACATCCGCGCTAACCAAAACCTTAGAGACCAAAGTCGCAACCGCGAGCTTGCTCGCCGAGGATCGATCGATGGGAGCTTAGCTACCATAGATTTGTCCTCCGCTAGTGACACGGTTTCTTATTCGGTTGTCTACGATCTCTTACCAGAATGTTGGGTAGACCTACTCGACAAACTGCGTACTCCCGTAATCCGTTACGAGGGCTATGAACTAGAGCTGGAGAAATTCAGCTCTATGGGGAACGGTTTCACGTTTGAACTTGAAAGCCTAATTTTTTGGGCTATTTCGTCAGCGTGCACCGAACTCTGTAGTGGTGATCAGAAAGACGTCAGCGTGTATGGGGATGATATCATTGTGCCTACCGGCCCAACGGTTGAACTCCTATACACTTCTCTAACTTGGTGCGGGTTTTCGGTTAATCCCGAAAAATCCTTTCACCAGGGTAATTTTAGAGAATCCTGTGGAGCTGATTGGTTAAGCGGCGATGATGTCCGTCCAATCTTCAAAAAAGATCGACTAACGATCCAATGGCTATTTCTGTTCCACAACTGGTCTATGCGACGCGGTGAGGTAACTCTCGCTAACATAGCAAGGGCATTCATTCCGGATGCTTTCCAGTTTTCAGGTCCAGATGGTTATGGTGATGGTCACCTCCTAGGCTCTTATGAGTTGAAAAGGTCTCGCACTGTTCGCAGGCGAGGCTGGGAGGGTGGATA